AAACCTAATCAGACGAACCGCATCGCCGTCTTTTACCACAACAGCATGAGACTTCCCACTCGAATGACCGGGTGTCTTTATCGGCTTGCTATACCCAGCAAACTTATGGCCGCCGCGTGTGATCTCAGGCATTACTTCTTCTTTTTAGCAGGTTTCTTGGCCGTCTTAGCTGCTTTCTTAAAGTCTTTTGCAGTTGGTGCGCCAGGATCACCAGCTTTTCTCATCTTTTCGCCTGATCCAGCAGCAATGCGTTTTTTCTTTGCCGCAATATTGTCGTATAAACCCTTTTTCTTCTTGGCAGGACGGCCCTTCTTACTGCCATAAGTTCCAGTTCCTTGGGGCATGACAGGGATCGTCTTTGCCCTATTCTAGCCTTTCGTGCCAGTTAGCAACCACATTGAAGTGCCCAAAATGCGGATCGTTTCGCTTGCGTGTCGTTGTGACTAAAAAAACTGTTGAAGGGCCTTACGAAACAGTGCGTCGTAGGCACTGCACAAGCTGTGATTTTCGTTGGTACACCGCGCAGGCTCCAGAAGTAAACATTGGCCCGTACATATCTTGGGCTGGTACTGGGGATCAAGTCAGGGTGATGTTGCCACATTCAGAACCTGCTTAATACAACCGATAAGACGTAGTGCCTAAAGTTTCTGGCTTTGCAAGGTTAAATTGTTGCAAAACTAGATAGCCGAATGCGTCAAATGCGTGGTCTACTCCTAAATTCTTGTTTGGTAGACCCGTGTTTGGCGTATAAGTTAACGTTCTTAAATCCTTGATTAACTGTTTGCAGCGTGGATGGATTACGGTTCTTCGCGTTCCAGTGGCATCGAGTAGAGCGGTGTTGACGGCTGTGATCTTGTCGCGGATTTTCCATGGTGCTTTGGGTGATTGAACGTTAAAACCACTGCGGCGTAAAATTGTGTGGTCTGTTACGCCGATGCCGGACGTTTTTCTTGCTCCTCCTGTGGGATCTGGGCACGCAATAATTCGCCTGTCAATGCCATAGCGGCGTGTTACTTCTTCTGCAAAGTCCCAGGTTGTCGCTCCACCGCGCAACATGATTTCGTCGAAGACGTACAGCGTTTCGTTGTCTTTTACGGCGCAAATGCCGCTCATTGGGTCAACGTTAAAGTCAACGCCCAGTAGTAAGGGCAAGACTTTGATGTCTTTGGCTTCGGTAGAAATGTTGTTATCCGAGAAGCTGACGGCTACAAGTCCGCTCAGATTTTCAAAGGAAGCTTCAAATTCCTGGCGAAATGTGCGTGGGTCTAATTGAGCGCGGGCTGCTTCGATTTCGTCGGCTGGAACATTGCCCCCTTCGATAGTTGTGTAGCACCAGCGTTGCCATTCTTTTGTTGGGTCGTCCTCGCAGTAGCACCACAGGTCGTAAAACCAGCTAGCCGTCCCATCCGGGGTGGAGATGAAGAGTGCCCAGCCTTGTTTGTCTGCGAGGGCCGGGCGAATGACCTCGAACCAGACCTCTGCGTCCATAAACGCGGCTTCGTCTAGGACAACTCCTGATAAAGAGCGGCCCCGAAGAGCCATTGCGTTCTCTGTACCCTTTAATTCGATGGTGGAACCGTTTACTAGCTCTAATTTGAGGTCGGTTTCGTTCTTACTTTTTATCCAAGCTTTAGGTACAAGCTTTTTAAGCACTTTCCAGGCAATATCCTTTGCCATTCGGTACGTAGGAGCGCAGTAAAAGAAGGTTTCACCGGGTTTATTGATCGCTCCACGCAATAGTTCGACGCAGGAAAGGTAGGACTTACCGAAACGGCGACCTGCAACGAGGACACGAAATCTGTGGTCGCTAGTGAACACTTGGCCTTGGGCCCAGCGAAGACTAAGGGGGGTTGCGTTTTGGATAGCCATGGGTATTACATTAGCTGCTTTCTTGACCCCCGCCCCGGGGGTGTGCTACAGTGCAAATAATCTGGTATGTATCAGCAGGTTCCCGGGTACTCGTTTACAGCTTGCGAACACCGCAACCCTACCCCCCTGTGCCAGTGGGTGCAGCTGGCACACAGCCCAGATTTTGTGGGAAAACTCCCAAAAACCAAAAGTTTGCCAGCCTGTGACAGCTCACAAAGTAGCACACTACAGCTAGGCAGCAGCCGCCCAGCGGTTTATACTACAGACAGCAGCCCAACAGCTGCCCACATTTACTCACCCAAAGTAATGTCTACTAAGTTTGCTATTCTGACTTGTGTTCTCTGTAACTTTATAGTTTTTGCAGGTACACACTTTCACACTCAAGACCAATTTGCCTACAAAACTTGCATGGATAAAAACTCAAATAATAACTACTGCAAAGTGTTAGTTTGGGGGCGTTGAGTTACTAATAAGAACCACCTCCGCAGAGTTAACCACACTTTGCGGGGGTATTTTTGTGCCTGCTTTATTCCTGTCCTTTGTTTTCGATTGTGATATCGAGCGTGGGAACTTGCAGCGCTAGCTGTTCCGGAGCTGCCTCACCTATGACACGCCCCATGTCACCTAGCAGTGTCGCCACTGTTTGATAGTGGCCACGCTTGAGCGCCCGCTGCACCGTCGCAAGGCGTAAAGCTTGCAATTGGTTCAATAATTCTTCGCGTGTGCCCTGTTGTTCCTCCCTTAAGAGCGTCATCGCTCGTTTGTAGTCGTCGTGGGCAGTGCGTAAGGAGATATTGAACCGAGAGACGATTTTTTGAGCTATCTGGATTCTCGTCCCACCTTCTAAAATGTAGCTATAGGCAGCCTGCGCCCTCTCTTCTACGCGATGCGCTGCGCCCTTACCATTGCGCCAGCGCTTCGACTCATCGTCACCGACGCTCGTCTTCTTCTCTTCGGTGTTGTTATCAGCCACAGGCTGTGATTCGCAGAGCTTCACTGATACTAACCGAAGCTGTGGGAACTGCTAAACGATCCACGGTGGCGTAACGCCTAGTGTGTGCTACACTGTAGAAGTTCCCACTAGGTCCACCCATGGCCACACTCACAGAACTATTGACCGAAGCAGGATCTCGCTGGGTTGATAAAGACTGGACAGCACCCTCAAGCCGGTGCATCGATGACATCATCGACCGTTTTGACGACTGCCCAGAAGGATTGAAAGACTTCGACCACTCCGACTGGGTAAACATGTGCGAGTGCTACACGTACCAGCTCTTAAACCGCTGGAACAAACAGGAACAAGACGTTATGGCCCTATTCAATGAGTACTGCGAAGCCATAGGCGCAACGTCAACGATCCACGCATTAGAGGGGGAGTGCGACGGCTTCGAAGATGGCGATGACATGAACGCAGCCATCGTGAACCACGCCATGACGTGGGCAGCGCACCAGCTCGCAGACGAGATTTATCCCGACCGCTGAGCGTCCAATTTTCCAGAAAATCCTATTTACGTTCCACCCATGAACCACACAGTACGCACTGAACACGTGCACACATTCGCAGACATCCCACGGCTAAGTATTAACCGGTGGCAAGTAACCAGCCACGACAGCTGGGACACCGAAGACCGAACCACGGTCCAGATGGGCTGTGATCAGGGCGCTGTACCTAACGCCGTCGTTGATTTCTTAGCCGACCTGCATGGTCATCCATACCGCACCAAGGAAGACATCGAACTGCTACAACGCTTCGCCGGTGCACTGGGCCTTGATTATCCACACGAGCCAGGGCTTAGCAAATAATGGCAACGCAAGTAGAAATCCAGCACCGTCTCAGCTACGCCCGCGCAATGCTTGAGCGTGGCGTCCCAGCTGCTTCGGTAGCCACCATGATAAGCGCCCGCTATTTCGTGTCTCGTTCGACGAGTTACACCGACATCACTGCAGCAGAGCAGGAGATCCAGCTCTCTGATGACGGTCCAGGGATAGACGAATGTCCTTGTGATCCTGCCGCGATGTTGGCAATGCTTCAGCACCGTTTCGACATAGCCGTGGCAAGCGGTGAAAACAAGGAAGTGTGCCAGCTCATCAAAGCAATAGATACAGCCAAAAAATGGCAGGGCTACAAACCCCAACCTGTTTCTCCATTCGCATGAATTACCCCAACACAGACGACGTTCCACTCCCTTTTGAGATCTTCACAGACGAAGAACTGGAGGAACTTGAGCAACAGCGCGAGCACGAAGATTGGGAACGGTCCATCCCTACTCCTGCGGAACGTAATTTGAGCTTGCGATGAAAATGAATCGATTCACGATCCAGGAACTTCACCTACTTGCTGACTCCCTTTATTGGGAGTTTGCGATCTTCGAAAAAAGTGGGTGGGCTGACTCCGCACGTTCCAGGGAGTTAGTAAAGCTCCAAACCAAAATCCACCAGTACATCGACACCCACGGCCACCAGCAATGAACGAAGCTCAAACGCTCCAGCAAAACAAGTTCCCCAATTGGAAACCAGATGAGGTGAGAATCGTAAGTCTCACTTATGTGGTAGACGCCTCAAAAAAGTAC